GTACTACCACCTGCGGGTAGCTAAGGACATTACCGAACCAGCCAGTACCGCCATGATGTATGGCACGGATGTACATGAAGCTGCGGAACTATTTATACGTGATGGCTTGGCCCTCCCTGAAAAGTACTCTTATCTTAAACCGTTATTGGATAAGCTGAACACGTACCCCGGCCAAAAGCATTGCGAACTTGAGATGGGACTAAAACGTGTGGACGGGCGGCTGCTACCATGCGCATTCAATGACCCTGATGTATGGTACAGAGGGATTGCTGACTTGGTAATCATAGACCCCGATGGCAAGACAGCGCGGATAATCGACTACAAGACCGGTAAGTCCAGTAGGTATGCAGACACTAAGCAGTTGGCTCTAATGGCAGCATGCGTGTTCTTGCATTTCCCAAGCGTGGAGCATGTCAAGGCGGCGTTGTTATTTGTTGTAGCTGGTGATTTAATTAAAGCGCAATACGATGCACCTAATGGCATGCATATTTTTACGGAGTTGAACGATAAGCTAACCCTACGTGAAGCAGCGTACGAGTCAGAAATTTTCAACCCAAAGAAGAACTTTACATGCAGGGCGTATTGTCCTGTGGTAATCTGTCCCCATAATGGAAGGAGCGAATGATGGCGTATAAGAACAAGGAAGACCGCAACATTAAGCGGGAATACGATTTAGAACAGAAACGTGCGGGGGCACATGAAGCCCGTATGGAAAGACAACGTGCTAGGAGAGCATTGGATAAGAAAGGCGTTGACCGTACAGGCAAAGATGTTGCCCATGTCAAAGCACTGTCCAAAGGTGGCTCTAATAAGAATGGGGTGCGGCTTGAACCCGCATCGAAGAACCGGTCATTTGCGAGAAACCCTGACCGTTCTATGAAGTGATTTGGCTAGATGCTTTACTGAGTTAGATGTGAGTGTAGGTAAGGCAGGGGGCTAAGGCTCCTTTTGATAACGTTAACCGCATCAGTTAACAACGACTTGTTCCTTGTCGGGAGTTAACGGACACCTCGGAAAGACGAGGCTAATTTTTCCTTCAAACACCGTGTTTGGAGTGCTTACCTATAGGAGTTGATGTGGAAATTATTCAGAACAAGGCGCTGCTGCTGAAGGTGCGCCATCCTGATCGGATTACGACGGTCATACCAAAGAGCAAAGTTATAAGCGTTGACCAAGGCGTTGCCAGCGTGTTGGTAAATTGGGGACTGGAAGAAGCCACGGTGCTGAAGAACTTACGTATTAATGCACCATCACCTATAAACGCTACATACAAGTGGCCCGGATTGTATAAACCGTTTGACCATCAGAAAGTTACAGCATCATTCTTAACGCTACATCGGCGTGCGTTTTGTTTTAACGAGCAAGGTACTGGTAAAACTGCAAGTGTAATTTGGGCATCGGACTACCTGATGTCCCTTGGGTTTATCAAGCGGGTGCTTGTGATCTGCCCTCTATCTATCATGGACTCGGCATGGCGCAATGACTTGTTCAAGTTTGCTATGCACCGCAGGGTAGACGTTGCCTATGGCAAGCCTGAAAAGCGTAGACAGATTATTGCTGATGGGGCTGAGTACGTTGTCATCAACTACGATGGCGTGGAGATTGTGGCTGATGCTGTGCGCAATGGTGGGTTCGACCTCATAGTTGTTGACGAGGCTAACGCATATAAAAACTCCTCTACAAAACGTTGGAAGGTGTTGCACAAACTGCTCTCTCCTCAGGCATGGTTGTGGATGCTTACTGGAACACCCGCATCCCAATCCCCTATGGACGCATACGGTATTGCTAAGTTGGTCAACCCTGATGGCGTACCTAAGTTTGCCGGTTCGTTCAAAGACTCGGTGATGAACAAGGTGACGCAATTCAAATGGGTTCCAAAACCCGAAGCGCAGGCTGTCGTTCATCGTGTGTTACAGCCAGCAATAAGATTTACAAAGGAAGAATGTTTAGACCTACCAGAGATGACCTACGTAACCCGTGACGTACCACTTACTGCACAGCAAGAGAAATACTATGAACTGCTCCGCCGTAGGTTAATCGTGCAAGCTGCTGGTGAGGAGATCACAACGGTCAACGCAGCGTCTAGCCTTAACAAGTTGTTGCAGTTATCCGCAGGGGCAGTCTATTCGGATTCAGGTGAGACCATACAGTTTGACGCTAGTAGTAGGCTTGCTGTCTTGCGCGAAGTGATTGAGGAGTCAAGCCACAAGGTGCTGGTGTTCGTGCCGTATCGTCACAGCATAGAAGTAGTCGCAGAAGATTTGCGTAAGCACGGCTATGTAACCGCAGTGATTCATGGGGATGTGCCTGTACACAAACGCTCTGATATCTTTGATCGCTTTCAGACCACTGACAACCCACAAGTGCTGGTCATCCAACCGCAAGCGGCATCACATGGTGTAACGCTACATGCTGCAAACACAATCGTGTACTGGAGCCCCGTGATGTCAGTGGAGACCTACCTTCAGTGCAACGCCCGTGTCCATAGGGCAGGGCAGAAGAACCCGACTACCGTGGTGCAGCTACAAGGCAGCGGCGCTGAGAGGCGCATGTATGCAATGCTGCATAACAAAGTAGATTTTCATAACAAAATAATCGAACTATATAAGGAGGTTTTGGATAACTAGACTTGACATTGTTAAATTTAGTGCTATTATTACGTTTCCTCTTTTTCAAGGAGTGCATATGGTTGAAGACATTTCGGTAGACAGAATAGTCAGCGTGTACATAAAAATGCGCGACAAAAGAAGCGAATTCCTACGGGAATACGAGGAGAAAGACAACGCTGTTAAAGCGCAGATGGAAGTTATAGAGGCCAAGCTGCTTGACCTTTGTAAGACCATTGGCGCAGACAGCCTCAAAACTCAACATGGCTTGGTTTACCGTTCGGTAAAGACACGCTATTGGACGAGTGATTGGCAATCCATGTACAAATTCATTAAGGAACATGACATGCCCCAACTCTTAGAGCAGCGGGTTAGTCAGTCCACTATGAAGCAACTACTGGAAGAAAACCCCGACCTCATGCCTCGCGGTATGAACGTCGATAGCAAGTACGCAGTTACGATAAGGAGAAGTTAATGCAAATTGAAGCATACACAGCAGAGGAAGTCGCAAAGATTTTGCGAGTCTCTCGGCAAACGGTTTACACATTGATACGCGAAGGAAAGATTCCCCATTTCAAAGTGGGCAATAAAGTGCGCATCAAACGTGCAGACCTCAACAAGATCACCAACACTGAAACCCAACCCGAAACCACAGGAGAAACTAAATGAGCGAGATGACACTATTTTCTAAAAGCGGCAATACACTACCCGCACACCTACGTAACTTGCAGTTAGATGCAACCACTAAAGCCCTCATGGGCGGTTCAGGTGGTAACGGTGGTGGTAAGCGTATCTCTATTCGTGGCAACGTGTTCCGCATGCTTGTTGATGGTAAAGAGATTGCACAGAACGAAGACCGCGCAATGAATGTTGTAATCGTAGCGGCGAACGAAAACGTATCACGGAATTATTATGCAGACACTTACGAAGAAGGCAAAAACATCGCCCCGACATGCTGGTCAAACGATGGCGTTACACCTGACGCAAAGGTTGAAGACCCACAGGCCAGCAAGTGTGCTTCTTGCACACAAAACATTGCCGGTTCGGGACAGGGCACAGGCCGTGCTTGCCGTTACACACAACGCTTGGCTGTAATGCTGGAGAACGATTTGCGTGGTGATGTGTACCAGTTGCAGTTACCCGCGCAGTCTATCTTTGGTAACGCTGAAAGCGGCAAGATGCCCCTACAGGCTTACGCTAAATTCTTGGGCGGTCATGGCATTCCTATTACTGCCGTGGTCACTGAGATGCGTTTTGATACCGCTAGTGCAACGCCTAAGCTGACGTTCAAGGCAGTGCGCCCATTGGAGCCTGAAGAGTTGGACACCGCGCAGGAAAAGGGACAGTCCCCCGAAGCGAAGGCGGCAATTGCCTCTACGGTTGCAATGGTTGATGGAGTCAAAACATCTAAGCCCAAAGACAGGGAACTTGGGGATAACAGAAATGGTGTGACTTTCGACCAGCTTAAAAAAGCTGCTGAAGCGACAGCCCCTGAGCAAGCTGCCCCTGCTGTAGAGGAGGAGCCAACCAAACGTAGCGATAAGAAGGCCGCACCAAAAGATGTTGCTGAAATCTTGGACGACTGGTTAGATTAATTTTTAGGGGGGAAAGCGGATGCTGGTGAAGTGTTATTGCAATGCGGCGATCAGCCAGACGCAGCGAGTACCCCCACCCATTTTAATAATTAGGAGCAATCAATGGCGCATTCAGGTTTTGCAGTATCTAAGGGGCGTCCCCCTTGCCTATACACAAGTAAAAGTTTTTTAGAACTTGCTAAGGACAAAGACATAGTTATAAAGAACGTAGCAACCATTGGGTACATAAGCCAACGTAGGGTGAAGTTGGTTGCTGTTGACCTCTACGATGAGATAACAAAGAAGTACGAACCGCTAGGTGATTTTTATGTTGACGTTGTTACCGGTTCTTTGTATGTACCTACGACGGGCGAGTGCATGTCTAGTGACCAAATCTCATTGGTTAGGGGGTAACATGCAACAAGAACTTTTCCCAAACACACCAAACCCAAACCCCGGGATGGCGCGTAATTCTGACCCTGATACAAGTCACGAAGCTGCGCAGTCAATAGATACAACTGAACTTGAGCATGTTGTTTATCAGGTTATCAAATCGTTTCCTAATGGATGCATTGGGGATGATGTGGTTCGTTCGCTGCCGCAGTACGGTATACAAACTATTAGCCCACGTTATGCGCCGCTGATCCGTAAAGGATGGGTAATCGCTACAGGTGAAAAACGTGTAGCCCGTTCAGGCCGAAACCAGCGTGTAATGTTGGCAGCAACTAAAGAAAACTATGAACAACAGAGGCTATTCCCGTAAGTTTATAGATGCGAACAAGAAAGCAGACCAGTCTCATATTGGTGTGCAGCTTGGGCGTATCTGTATCACACGGGATATCCCCGTTCAAGATGCGGCTGATTTTCTTGACGTATCACGGCAAGCGGTGTATCTATGGTTTTTGGGTAAGGCTTTACCCCATCCTAAGATGCGCGAAACCGTGACTGACGTAATAAGAAAACTTAGAGCACGACAACCGTTGTAACTCAATCCCCTGTCGCCAGCAGGGTGTTGAAATTTTGAGAGCGAACAATGACCTCACGGACTTCTTTTTTCTCTGCCGTGCTTGCGTCCGAAGGGATGTACTGCGTGGTGGGGCTGAAGAAAGGTTCACCAAGACAAACATTTGTAGACACAGTAGAAGAGATAGACGGTGTAGTTGATGGCCTGATGGCCCAAGGATATGACGCATATTTTGGTTGTGCCAAGTATGCAAACCCCCTTGATGGACGCACAATGCAGAACGCAAAATGGTTCAAGTCTTTTTGGCTTGATCTTGATTGCGGGGAAGCAAAGCCATACGACTCACAAAATACCGCCCTCACTGCGTTAAAAGATTTTGTTAAGGTTACCGGACTTCCAAAACCAACTATCGTTAACTCAGGCCGTGGACTACATGTCTACTGGACTTTGACAGAAACAATTGGGTATAACGATTGGAAACCAACTGCCGAAGCGTTTAAGAAATTTTGTGCATCGCACAATCTTCATGCTGACCCAGCAGTCACGGCTGATTCCGCACGGATACTCAGGATACCGTACACGCTTAACTATAAAGATACACCTCCTCGTGGTGTAACTGTACTGCTTGAGTCACAAGCTACAACGTTTGATAGGTTCAAAGAAATAGTAGGGGCTACGCGGGCATTTGAAGATGACTCCCTGCCGTTTGCTACCCC